GTTATAACTATTTATAATGTTTTTCTGGATAGTTTCTGGGACTTCTGTTAAATCGATTAATGTTCTATTCCTTTGATAATTACGATATATTTCATCGTCCATTACTGATCTTAAGTCATCTGAATTTTCTAACCATTCAGCTATCCTAGTTTTTCTTAATGGCGTTTGCTTTTTATCAGAAACAAATGTATCATCATCAGATAAAACATTTGGGATGCCATCCCCTGTATCACCTTTCATTATATGATTAAAAAGATATGTTCTAGGATTTTCATCCTTCACAAATTTCTTTTGAATAGGTGAAAATTGTTTAACATTGTTAAACTTTTGTAATTGAATAAAATCCTTATCAGATGATATTATCATCATAGGTTCATTCATTCCAAACTCTTGTGATTGTAAAACTAGTGATGCTATTACATCATCAGCTTCTACACCTTCCATGTGTACTACTTTATATGGAAGATTTTCTTTAATTTCGTCACGCACTAAATGTAATATTCTAAAGATTTCATTCCAATCTTGGGAAGAAGCTTCTCTATTCTTTTTGCGTTTTGCTTTGTAGTATGGATAGTAATCTTTACGCCAGGTATTCATACCGTCGGCACATATTACCATTTGTCCGTATTCGTCTCTATAACGTTTGTTATACATTCTTATACTGTTTAGAATCATATGTCGAATCATAGATTCATCGTTTAATTTCTGCACTATAATATTCGAAAGTGCAATTTGGCTATAATCAAGTAATATCATTTTTTTTATTCATCGCTTTTATTTTAATATAGAGGCTATCAAGATCCTTATGAAGTGAATGTTCCATGCCCACATATCTGGATAATAAGGCATATAGTAAATTTACTACTACGAAAGCATCACGACTTTCTCTATATGTTTCATCTCTGAGATCTATACCAACTAATAGATTAACATCATGTTTAGAAATCGCATCTATTTCATCATCAATTATATCAAATAAATGCTGTGATATTTCTACTAAGCTTTCCGAAATATCTCTAATGATTTCTTCTTCAGTCTTTTCCCTGGTGATTATTTCACCTGTAGGGAATTGTATTAATTCTCCCATTTTAGATATTATACCATAGTTTGAGTTAAATGTACAGAGTTATTTTAATGTTTTTACGGTTTGTCCACCGATTTTACACGAAATAATTCCATTGTAATAATCTTCTGTTAATAGCACTTCTCTATCAAATTGTTCCTTTGCTTCCATATATGCACATTCCCCTTTTGTTTTACATAAATGTAGTATTTCTCTATAGAACATTTCAGGTCCTTGAGATTCAACGTCGCTTTTAAGGTGTTTATTAGATCCGTAGTAATCTTTCCAATCGGATTCAACCAATAGTTTTTTTCTACGTTTTCTTGTTTTTGTAATTGGTAAGGTCTTTTTAAACCAAAAGAATTTTTTTCCGACATATTTTTTATTAGTTGCTCTATTAGTAATTAAATAAACAAACCCATAATACACATCTGAGCTAAACTCAGATGGTGGTTCCCAAAATCGACCATTATATTTCCATTCCATATATGTATTTATACATCAAAATCAAGATCGTTATCTTCCTCTACTACTGCGCTTCCGCATTTAGGACAATATATAGGTCCTTCATGTGCTTCTTCAAATTCAACATAACTACGATTAAAACAATATTCACAATCTATCGTGATTTCATTCATTTTAACTCCTTATCCTAGTTTTTCTTTTAATTGGTCGTATCCGCCGATTTCATCGCCATCTATAATAATTTGTGGAAACGTCCTTGCAGTTGGAAACTTTTTAATCATATCTTCTCTACTGAAATCTTTTCCTAACTGAAAGTATTTCCATTCTTTTAATTTTTGAGTACATAACACTTTTGCCATATCGCAAAAAGGGCATTGTTCTTTACCATATATTTCTATCATTTTTCTAATCCTAATCCTATTATAAGAAATGACATCATCATTCCTCCAATTACTACCATTTGTATTATAGTAGGAATTACAACAAAAGCCTTTAAAGCATCAAACTTTCCTGTCATAAAAAAGTCTCCTCCGTTCTGCCACTGTTTAACTTCTTCAGGTGTAGCTTCAACTGTTTTATTTAATTGTAATTCCAACTGTGTTTCGTATCCAGACATTACGTTTGCGGCATCATCTGCAGCACTAGGTCTTTTCCAAGCATCTGGGCTCATTTCATCGTCTCTTCGATAAATTTACCAATAGTTTCTATATCGCGATCGCTTAGTAAACTTGCTTGTGACCACATAGTAGAACTCATATTGCCAACTTCACCTCTGTTCTTATAAGTTGTTAATCTATCAATAATGTATTCAGCATCACGGCCTGCTAATTGTGGAAACATTCCCATTCCTTGACCTTCTTGACCATGACATGCTGCACAACCTCTCCAAACTCCTTTAATTTCAAAAAATGGATCACCAGCTGATGCTGCTTTTTTCTTAGCTATTTGTTCAGCAATGGTTCCTTCTCTTTTAAGATATTCTTGATAGCATTCTCCAGTACAAGAACTAATACTTGGATATCCTTTATATTCTAGGTTATTATATGTAAATGTCATTAGACCAACCATAGAAACTATGAATAAAAGCATGGCTAATCCAATATCCTTCACAAACTCAATCCTTTAAGTGTTCCTTCGTCAACATCTTGTTTAACACCACCTGTAACATAAGATGTAATTTCTGTTTCTTGCGGTGCAACTTGAACACTGCTTCCAGCTATCCACTTTTCTGTCCAAGGTAATGGATTTAACTTTGGAACTGTATATGGACATGGTAAATTAAGAGCTCTCATTCTTTTACAGCCAATCCATTCAATATAATCTTTTAAAATCGTTTCGTTTAATCCTATCATGGATCCATCTTTAAATAAATAGTGTGCCCATTCTTTTTCTTGCTCTATTACTTTAGTAAATAAATCTATTGCCTGTGGTTCCATTTCTTTAGATATTTTTTCAAAGTCTTTATCTTCTGCTATCATTTTTTTAAGTATAGTTGTTGTGCCAGCTAAATGTGTATTTTCATCTCTTGCGATAAACTTAATAATCTTAGCATTACCTTCCATCTTTTTAAGTTCCGCAAATGCCCAACTACATGCAAACGATACATAGAACCTTACACCTTCTAATGCATTTGCTGATAACATACACATCCATAATGCTCTTTTATGATCCATACGGTTAGTTGCAGAATTATTACAATCTATTAAATCGTCATAGTATTTTGCAATATCGTTACCACAATCTAAAATTTCTTTTATATCCAACATATTATCGAATACAACCGATGGATCAGGATATACATTACGTATAATGTGAGTGTATGATCTACTATGGATTGTTTCAAAGAAAGACCAAGTTTCTACCCAGTTTTCTACTTCTGGTAAAGATGCTATAGGTAAAAAAGCCATGTTTGGAGCTCTTCCTTGAACTGAATCAAGTAAGATTTGTCTTTTTAAATTTGATGTAAAAATATGTTGTTCGTGTTCTGTAAGATTATCAAAGTCTTTTTTATCTTTTGAAATATCTACCTCTTCGGGCCTCCAAAAGAATCCTAATTGTTTTTCTGTTATTTTTTCTAGCTGTGGGTATTTAACTAAATCAAACCTTTGAATATCTACGCCTTCATCTAAAAACATATTTTTGAGCAGATGAGATTTGTTAGATTTTTTCAGTATCGCCATTATTATTCCTTTTAAATTTTACAACTATCACAGTCTTCATCAATTTCAACTGTTACTGTTGCGGTTGTACCACTATCATATGTGTGGTGTTCGTCGTCTTGCATTTCTCCAGCACCATCGTAGGTATTAAAATAGTATAACTGCTTTAATCCATATTTATATGCAGTTACTAAGTCCTGAATCATTACTGACATTGGAATCTTATTATCCTCAAACTTTTCTGGATTATAAGATGTATTAACCGATATTCCTTGGTCAATGTATTTTTGCAATATAGCACAAATTTTTAAATAGCCGTCAGGTGATTCTTGATCCCATAATAAATCGTATTTATTTTTGAGATGGTGATAGCCTGGTACGACTTGAGCTAAAACTCCGTCTTTGGATTGTTTGTATGATACTAAAGCTCTTGGAGGTTCAATACCATTTGTACTATTACTAATCTGTGCACTTGTTTCAGCAGGCATTAATGCCATGAGGGTACTATTTCGGATGCCTGTGGCTTTGAGTTGAGTTCTCAGCTCGTCCCACGGTAATCTTTCAGTATTCCCTATTAGATTATCTATTGCACTTTTATATGTATCATTTGGCAGTTCCCCACGGGCATATTTTGTGTCATTATTTGCAGGTATTTTGCCTTTTTCTTCAGCTAAATTTGCTGAAGCTTTAATTAAATAATATGACCACGCTTCAGCATATTCATCTATAACAGAGAATGATTCTTCGTTATATTTTAAACCTCTTTTAGCGAGGAAATAAGCTAGATTAATAATACCTATTCCTAATGGTCTTCTATTTTTTGTTCCGCTTTCGGCAGCTGCAATAGGATAATTTTGATAATCTAATAATTCGTCTAAAGCTCTAACTGATAGATCACAGTACTTTTCAAACTCATGAGTATCATTTATTAAACCCCAGTTGATTGCAGATAATGTACAAAGAGATATCTCTCCAGTATGATCATCATATGATTCTAATGGAGTAGTTGGTAGATCAATCTCACAGCATAAATTGCTCATTCTGATTGGAGCTTTTTTCGGATCAAATGCACCATGATCATTTGCATGATCTACATTCATTATATAAATTCTGCCAGTATCTTTTCTTTCAGTTAATAGCATTTGAAATACTTCAAGTGCAGGTAAAGTTTTCTTACGAATAGAATAAGCTCTTTCGTATTTTTCATACAATGTTTTAAATTTATCTTGGTCATCAAAGAAAGATTCATATAATCCTGGTACGTCATGTGGATCAAAGAATGTAATATTACCACCTTCTAATAATCGTTCATACATTACTTTATTTAATTGAAATGCATAATCCATATGACGAACTCTTGTTTCTTCTGTACCTTTATTATTTTTAAGTACAATTAAATCTTCAAATTCGTAATGCCATACTGGAAGATAAACTGTTGCTGCACCGCCACGAACTCCACCTTGAGAACATGACTTAACTGCTGATTGAAAATATTTTAAAAAGGGTATTAATCCTGTATGTACTACAGATCCATCTCCTACTTTTGCTCCTGCTGCTCT